CTGGCCAGCCGCCGCCACGCGCGGCGTGCGGTCGCCTGTATGGCTTGTGTTGGCGTGGCTTTGTGGCGTGCATGTGTGCCTGTCGAGCGGTGGCGAGCTGATGCCGGAATATACCCACAGAAACGCACCGAAATTTGAGTGAAATTTGAATTGGGGTGACAGTTGGGGTGACAGTTGGAGTGACAATTTTCTATTTTTTTTATCGCTATACGCATACCATAACGACATAAAAACACCATTTTTTGGCAGAAAAACACTCGAAAACACCCCCATTTGTACATTACACCTGAAATTTACACCTTAATAATGTAGGTGGTTTTCACAAAATTACAACGATTTCGAGAGGTAAGCTCTCGAAAAAGTATGTGTGTGCGAGAAATTATTGTTGTTTTTTGGTTTGTTTTTTCTCTAAAAGTGCAATAATTTTATTTTTATCAGCAAGCATTTCCTCAAGCAAAGCATTCTTTTCCTTTAGTAGTTCTATTTCGTGGGACTGATCTGAAATTATTTGCGTACCGTTGATATTTTGATGTCCGTTTTTATTATTCGCTGTTATTGACACCCCGTTGACACCCTCGCCAGTAAGCAACCAGTTTTTATCAACACCAAAATATTCAGCGAGTTTTTTAGCGTTACTATTGCTTATTTTCTTAATTTTCTCAAGTTTAATGTGGCTTAAAGTTGATTGCTCTACGCCAGAGGCCTTTCCAACTTCGTAAGGCGTAACATCTTTCAGTTTTATTAGATAAAGGTAGCGATCTTTTAGTGTTTTCATTTACTTGCGAATGTTGAAATTTATTTGTATCTTTGCAAAAAAAAATAATTTAGTCTATTATGGAAAACTTAGTTCTTATTTGTGTATCTATTGTTTTTTCTTTGGTGTCTCTTTCCATGTCTTTCTTCGTGCTTGGCAACACGAGCAGTAGGCGTAAAAGTGATTCAGGTTAAAACTCAAGCATTTGTTCTCGCTCGTTGCTTTTTTTGTAATCGTCGTCCCATGTTAATTTTATCGGTATTGAGTCATATCCAGTAAGTACAGCAGTCATCCTAAAACTGTCTCCTGCGTTCAATATCGGATAAGGGAAAACACCATTTGTTTTTAGGAAAATCCCATGTTTTTCCATGTTCTCTGGAGTGATTTGTATATTTCTTGCCGTTGCTATACCATCATTCCAGATTTCGACCTCCCATCTGCTTTTTGCGACCTCGTAGCCCTTTGCTCGAACAACGGCTTTGCGACTATTTGTTTTTTCGGCCTTGTCTCGCAAGAATGTTCTACGCAAAGCTATTATTGCGACAATTAAGCTGCATAGTGCAATAATTAAACTAAAAAGTGATACTGCTCCCATTTTTTCTATCTTTTTATTACTTCATTTTTAGCGAATTAAAAAACACGCTACTAAAATATACTAAAAATTACTTGCATATATTAAATTTTATTTGTATCTTTGCAAAAAGTTTACAAAACAACAGCACAAAATTACGAAAAAAAATCGAATTGACAAAATGCAAGCAAAAACAATCATAAAATTACCAAAAGGAATTCCCGGCGAAATCGCAGCAGAAGTTGGTTGTCACGTGCATACTGTATATAGAGCTCTCGAGGGAAAGCACGAAAGCAAGCATACAGTCAAAATCCGCAAACGTGCGATGGAAATTTTGAAAAAAAATAAAAAGAATGACTATTAACCCAAAATCACTATAATCATGAAACAAAAAAAACGCCAAACAGTCAGCAATTACTTTGCAAAAGAGGATGTGAAAATTTTAGATATTGCAGGTGTTAATCTTGTCGTCCGAAGTGAAGAATACGAGAATTGTAGAAGCCGATGTACTCACCATAGGTCTGCAGCAATACGACAAGCCCGTGAAGTTTACACAGATCTCGTTTTTCTAAAAAGATCTCGTAACGATGCTCAACCTGTTTCTCGGGAGAATCCTCTTTTATTTTTATCAAAAGTTCTCCGGCATAATAAAAATTGCGTACATTGTATGTGTGTTGCTCTGCAACTGGACGGACATTTTCATTGCGAAGAAATCGCCGCAGTTTTTTTACAGCGACACACTCCTCTTCACTGTTAGAGATAGAATAGAACATTAAGCGAGCACGATATTTTTTCATAGTATATAAATTTTGAGTTTCAGACCACAAAGATACAAAAAAATCCAATGCCCCACTACAATAGCAATAACATATTAGTTGTAACCTACGAGGAGCTTGTGCCGAAGTTTTACAAGTACGAAACACTAAGGCAGGCGTTGCACAGATCTGAAAAACGTGGTTTCGGTTTAAAGCGTATTTCTCGTGGGCATAATGGCGGACAGGCGCTGATTGCGTTTGATTCGTTGCCGGAAAAAATCCGATTGCAGATGGACGATCCTCGTATTGGTCGGCACGTGATGGAAGACTTTTTTGAAGTGGATAGTGAGGCTGTAAATTTTTATCAGTCGTTCCGATTTGCTGATGGGCGTTCGATTAGTGGCGACAGCGAAAGCGGTTTGCAAAGCGTTTATATGTGCAACGCCTCTGTGATCAAAGCGGTGATGAAGTTGAGAACGGCGCGTATCAACGAAATCACAACCAAAGGACATCGCCCGAAAAAGATTTGGGAATCGCTTTGCAACGATACAGTCCTGTTCAAGGATGTGTTGAAAAAGAAATGGGATTTGGAAATGGATTTGCCGGAAAATCCAAAGCGTTTCAAAGACAAGTGTGAAAAATTTATGCAACAAGGTTATATTTCGCTGATTTCTGAAAAGCACGGAAACGCTAACAGTCGAAAGGTTTGCACTTCGACAATGTCAGTTTTAGAAAGTCTGTTTTCGGCACGTCAAGACAAACTGGGTTATACGCCTACATATACCGATGTAGAAAGGGCTTATGATGCGTTTTTGAATGGTTATATCCAAGTGATCAACAACGATACTGGCGAACTTTACAATCCAAAAGAGTTCAAGCCTTTGTCGGCATCTACGATCAAGGCATTTTTGGCAAGTTGGGAATCTCGCATTGGCACGCACGTTAAACGCAAAGGTAATCGTCAGCAACTTATTTCCGATTACAAGCCTGCTCATAAATTACAGAAGTCGGAGTTTGCAGGATCGCTTGTTTCGGTCGATGACCGCCAACCGCCATTTGAATATGAATACAAAGGCAAGGGTAAGCGTGCGTGGTTCTACATTGGAATTGATGATGCGAGTGAGTGTTGGATTAGTTGGGTACACACTACGGATAAGATAAGCACCGATGCTCAAGCTGGCGGAAAAGACAAGGAGTTTTTGATGCAGTTTTATCGCCAAATGGTGCGAAACTGCCACGAGTGGGGTGTTGGTATTCCTTTGGAATTAGAGGGCGAAAGCCACCTTAATAGCACGCTAAAAACAAGCCTGCTGATGCCGGGCAATATGTTCAAGTATGTGCGTATTGAGGCCAACAATGCACGTGGAAAAATCGTTGAGCGCTATATTCAAGAATTACGCTACCGTGAGGAAAAGCACTTGGAAGGCTTTATTAACCGTCACAATGCGCGAAGAGAGGCAAACCGTTTGGGTAGCGAAAAGCCCAAGCGATTAACTTATGAGCGTATTATTGAACAGTCGGTTTCTATTCTCAATAATTGGAATAATAGCCCACACCCTATTCATACGGAAAAAACACGCCTGCAAGTGTTTTTAGAGCATCAAAACCCAAGCATTGAACCTATCAATTGGTACGGTGTTTTGAAACACGGTGGCCACAAAACTTCGAGCAGTTGCAGGGTTGGACAAGTGAGGTTGCAAGGTGGCGACTATTTGCTTGGCGATGGTGGTCAGATTTATTTGGGCGAAAAACTAATCAACTTAATGCGACTGATTGAGGGCGAACAGGTGGATGTGTACTGGCTGGATGGCAATGACGGCAACGTGATTAAAGCACACGCTTACATCGGCGATCAGTTTATTTGTGAACTACTGCCCAAGCCGTCATACAAGCGTTCGCAAGCGGAGCAGACCGAACAGTGCAAGCAGGCACGCAAAATTATGAGCGCCTACGAATCAACGGTTACAGCATTCCAAAAGCGCAAATACAAGTCCATTGAGGATATAACTGTGATTGAGACTTACCACAACCTACAAATACATAACGAGGCCTTAGACGCCCCTGCAACCGTACACGCCGAAACATCTGCCCTACAAGAGGATGTTTCGGTTGTGACGGTGATGCCGGAGCCAAACGATGAGCTTGATTACGAATTAGCGACCGTTGAAAAAACGGTTAAAAACGACGACCCGTTTCCGAACGGATTTTAACAGAAACCCAAAAACATAAAAATATGGAACTTACAAACGAATTCAGACAAAAGGTTTTGGCGAAACTGCTTGATGGTCGCAAGAACTTTTCTGGAACGGACGGACAGTACGCTCGTTCCTATCAAATTCACAAATCGGTTTATTCGCAACTCAAAGGCGGAAAAATCGAAGGATTACTAACAGATCCAAAATGGCTCGTTCTTGGACAGAGGCTCGGTGTGATAACCAACGCTCGCCAATGGAATGTCGCTCGCACAGCTGTGTTCGAGGTCATCGAAAAGCAAGTGATGTTTTGCAAAGAGCATTCAAAAGGTCGGATTTTTGTTGACGACTCCGCTATTGGCAAAACTTTTACGGCAAAATATTTGAGCCGTACGCTCAAAAACTGCTTTTATGTGGATGCCTCACAAGCAAAAGGTCGTCAGCAATTCATTCGTCTTATCGCACGAGTGCTTGGTGTGGAGGACAGAGGTAGATACGTTGATGTGAAACAAGATGTGAAATACTACTTAAGTATTTTGGAAAAGCCTGTCGTTATCATTGACGAGGCAGGCGATTTGGAATACTTGGCATTTATGGACATCAAAGAACTTTGGAATGCAACCGAAGGTGTGTGTGGTTGGTATATGATGGGGGCTGATGGACTTCGCGCCAAAATCGACAGAGGCATTGTAGCCCAGAAGGTTGGATTTCGTGAGATTTTTTCGAGGCTCTCTGATGCGTACGGTTCGGCTGTTCCTGTAGAACGCACGGAAAAACTTGAGTTTTACAAAAAACTGATCACTGATGTTTTGATGGCAAACGCAACAGACAAAAGTGTTGTTCCTGCGATTGTCAGAAAATGTATGGTTCAACACGGCGGAAATATCGGCGGACTACGCCGAGCGGAATCGTTACTAATTCTTGAAAACTCGTAATTATGCCAAAGGCTCTTTCCATACAAAACTTATATAGCAAAACCTTTCAGACCTTGCAGATGGATGGCGACTTGGCGACTGTGTTTGGTCAGCCCGAAGCAAACGGTGCGTGGCTTATTTGGGGCAAGGATAAGAACGGAAAAACGCGATGGTCGCTACAGCTTGCAGATTATCTCTCAAAGCAACTTAGCGTGTTGTACGTTCCTGCAGAAGAGGGGTTTGGAAAGGCGTTTGTGGAAAGTTGCCAAAGGGCTAATATTGACACCAAAAACAAGAGTTTGCGTTTTTTGGAATACATATCCGTCATAGATCTAATGGAGCGATTGAGCAAACGCAGAGGCGAGGATGTTGTTTTTATTGACAACGTCACGTTTTACAACGATGAACTGAAACACGGTGTGCTGAAAAAACTACTACAAGCATTCCCGAAAAAACTGTTTGTGTTCATCGCTCACGAAGACAGAAACGAGCCACACACAAGCACTGCAAAACTAATCAAAAAGTTGGCAAAAGTGATTATGTATGTCGAGGGGATGTCTTGCGTTGTTAGCGGTCGTGTTCCGGGCGGAATGTTACACATTGACGAAAGCAAAGCGAAGATTTATCACGGTGAAAAAAAGGAGGACGTATGAAAACAATTGAAACATCACAATTAACGGCTGTTTACAATCCCGATGAGCGTAAGATTAGGTTTTTCAATGGCGGAAAGCTTGCGTATGGATTATCGGGCGATTTGGCAAGTCAAAAAATGATGGAGTGTCTGCGAGCGGGCATTCCGGTAACCACTCAACTAAAAGACGAGAATATGGAAAAGAAAACGTTGATCAAGCAGTTTCACGCCATTTTAGCACAAAAAGGGCTAATGTGTATCAAAGAGGATATTTTGATGTCTTACAATGTCGCATCGACCAAAGATTTGACCATTGAGCAATTGAGGCGTTCCGTTAGCCAACTGAATAATGCAGGAACTCCGGAGCGTGTCCGAAAAGAGCGTAGCACGGTGCTTTCACTCTTGGACAAACTCGGTATCAAAGGCAACAGCGAAATCGGTTGGGATCGTGTGAATGCGTATTTGAGCAATCCAAAGGTTGCCGGAAAGCCTTTGTACCAGTTGAGCTTTCCAGAACTGCAACAGGCTACCAGTAAATTAAGGGCTATAATTCATAAAAAGAAAGTATGATACACGGTGGAACATTCAGCGGAATTGGAGCTTGGGAGCTCGCATCTAAAAAAGTGGGTTGGCAAAACTTGTTTGCAGTTGAAACGAATCCATTTTGTAGAGCTGTGCTGAATAAAAATTTTAACAGATGGAAATTTACAAAGACATTAAAACTACGAATTTCAAGCCTTACAAAGGAAAAATCGACATTCTTTCGGGCTCGTTTCCGTGTCAAAAAATATCAATCGCAGGGAGCAGGCAAGGGCTATATGCCGATGGACTTTTCCTCGAATACATACGTGCCATTGATGAAAGCCGACCCCGATACGCTGTTTGGGAAAATGTCGGAAATGTCAGAGTATATCTCCCTGAAATCACGACCGAGTTTTCCCGAATCCGGTATTGCCTACAATGGATTACTATATGTGCTTCGTGGCTCGGGTACACTCACGAAAGAAAACGTATATTCGGAATTGCATATAACACCGACATTTTCGGATGGGATGAGATACAAAATGTCGCTGGAAACATTGAAAAAGCGATACACGAAGCATCCAAACGGAAACTTAGCCGAGCAACTCGCAGGACGTTGGAATTTGAAAATTACGCCAAGTTTCTGCGGAATGACGATGGGCTTTCCAAAGAATTGGGCGAGGCTGAAATCAATGCCTACGGAAATGCGATCGTACCTGAAATCGCTGAAATAATCTACAAAACAATCGATCAAATAGAAAACCAATGAGAACCCCACCACAAATAGAGCCAAGCGAACTGTTCAGAAAAAACGAAGTTTTGTGGCTTCTGAACATAACGGAAAAACAGTTTATGCAAGGTGTCGCAGATGGCGACCTTAGGCAGATTGAAAAATCGGGCGTGTTTTGGTACAAAGGCACGGACATTCTCTACTATTATTTCAAACATCTTAAAAATCAATAAAATTATGAAAATCACAAAACCCGGACAAATCCCAGATTTTTTAACTGGCACTACACCAGAAAGCATTGTGGAGTTTGATTGCTACTATTGTAAAACAGAATTTGAGTGCGAGTTTAAGGAATGTCAAGTAATCACAGCTCGTGATCAAAGAAATAAAATTTTTGACAGAGTGCTGACATACGAATGTCCTTTCTGCAAAGAATTTACGACTTCAAAAAAAATAAAAACCAATTAAAATCATAAAAATTATGTCAGTAAGAAATCTAATAAAGGCACTTGAGACAGTCAAAGACAAAGAAAAGGAAGTTGTTATGTACATTAACCTAACAGGCTCTAAACGGCCTATCAGAATAATGACAGAGTGTGATAGCAATATCGTTCTGTTGGAAACTGATTAATTAATAAATCAATAAAAATCAAACTATGAACGAACAAATCAACACCGTACAAATGACTCCTCAAGAAGAGAAGTTGTACAACGAATTCAAAGCCAAAGAGGCTAAAAGATTGGAAAAACTGCAAAAGCAAGAAGACCGTGAAACCTACAAAAAAATGATTGAAGAAACGGTTGAAAAACTTTGGGAACCGCTCTTTAAAGTGTCCGAAACTTTACGCAAAGAAAAAGACAAGGTTTTTGCAGATTTTAAGGATGCTGTGGAGCTCAAAGAAAGCATTTACGGCATAAAAACCAACCAAAAAAGCCACTCGTTTACCGACAGCAAAAACCGCACAATCACAATTGGACATCGCACAGTTGACAACTACGATCACACCGTAAAGGCTGGTATCGAAAAGGTAAAACAGTTTGTGTCGGCACAGGTCACGGATGCCAAGTCGGCTACATTGGTCAATACTATTCTTGACCTTTTGCGTTGTGATCAGCACGGCAACCCGAAACCCTCACGTGTTTTGGAGCTCGAAAAAATGGCACAACGGTTCAGCGATGAAGAGTTGCACGACGGCATCCAAATCATTAAAGATGCATACAAGCCAAAGAGAACAGTCGATTTTGTTACAGCATCGTACAAAAACGATGAAGGCGAGGACATCAGCGTTCCGCTCTCAATGAGTGCTGTTAAGTAGTAATGAAACGCAGAGAACATATCGGGGCTCACACATTTTTCATATGTGGTTTTGGGTTTGTTAACGGTAGCCCCGATATCTCTTTGCAAGTGTTAAAATTTTAGAGAACAACCTATGAAAACTTTTGTATTGACAAGTGAACACATCCCGGGCGAAATCTTTTTGCACGAGGACGATTTTGGAAAGGTGCGTTGCGACTTCACAAATAGCGATGCAAGCCAACAACAACAGATATTTCTTTTGCAACTTGCCGATTCGGGAATAGCAGAAACTAAGAGGATATTATCCGCAGATCCG